ATCCTACAGAGCTTGGCGTAAAAGAGAAGATGTCTGCAGCTAAAGAAGTACTTGATCGTGCAGGTATTGTAAAGACAGAGCGAGTAGAAGTGCAAGCCTCAGGTGGTTTGTTCATTTTACCACCTAAAGAGCAAGATGCAACGACTGACTAAGACGAAAGAACGTGAGAGCATAGGCTACTGGATGTTGCCTAAGCCTGACTTTAAAGTAAAAAGATGGGAGAGAATCCCACGATTATCGCCTCAAGTTCCGTTTGGTTACGAGATAGACCCAGATGATGAGGACTGGCTAAAACCTATAACTAAAGAATTAGAGCTTTTAGTACTTGCAAAGAAGCACCTAAAGCAGTATAGTTACAGGGAAGTCAGTGCTTGGCTATCAACACAGTCAGGCAGGTATATCTCACATATGGGGTTGAAAAAGCGTATAGATGTCGAACGAAAACGTAAGTCACTTGCTTCAATTAAACGCAAGCTTGCCCAGCGGCTCGAAAAAGCGCTCAGGCAGTACGAGATCCTCGAAAAAGAAAGGCTCGGCTACTACACCTACGAAGAAGAAGACGAGCAAGACAACAGTTCCAGCACAGGTTAAGCCTGCAGAGTTTGACCCAATAGCTGCACAAGAGGTAGTATTTCAGCCTAACCCAGGCCCACAGACACAATATCTAGCGTCTAGTGAGAGAGAAGTACTATATGGTGGGGCAGCTGGTGGAGGTAAGAGCTACGCCACGCTAGCAGATCCACTACGTGATTTGAACAACCCAGACTTTAGTGGCCTGCTTGTACGTCACACAACAGAAGAACTTAGGGAACTAATACAGAAAAGCCAAGACCTGTACCCTAAAGCAATACCCGGTATAAAGTGGTCAGAACGTAAATCTCAGTGGACCACTCCCAGAGGGGGACGTCTTTGGATGTCCTACCTCGACAAAGACACAGACGTTATGCGCTACCAAGGGCAGGCGTTTAACTACGTAGCATTCGATGAGCTTACTCAATGGCAATCACCTTACGGGTGGAACTACATGAGATCTCGATTACGTAGTAGTTCTAAGGAGTTAGGCCTCTACATGAGGGCTACAACCAACCCTGGTGGTCCCGGTCACTCTTGGGTTAAGAAGATGTTTATTGACCCTGCCCCGGCTAACACCCCTTTCTGGGCTACAGACATTGAGACAGGTGAAACTCTAACTTACCCTCAAGGTCACAGTAGATCTGGTGAGCCACTGTTTAAGCGTAGGTTTATACCTGCTAGTCTATTTGATAACCCTCACCTAGCTGAGAGTGGCGACTACGAAGCAATGCTTCTGTCGTTACCTGAGCACCAAAAGAAACAACTACTTGAGGGTAACTGGGACGTTAACGAAGGTGCAGCGTTTCCTGAGTTTAACAGGAATATACATGTTGTTGAACCTTTTGAGATACCCGACTCGTGGACTAAGTTCAGAGCGTGTGACTACGGTTACGGTTCATTCACTGGGGTTGTATGGTTAGCAGTAACCCCGTCAGAGCAACTCATAGTTTACAGGGAGCTATACTGCTCTAAGGTCACGGCTACAGACCTAGCTGATATGATCCTAGAAGCTGAAGCTAAAGATGGAACTATACGTTATGGAGTACTTGACTCCTCTCTGTGGCATAATCGTGGTGATACTGGTCCGTCACTAGCTGAGCAAATGAACATGAAGGGGTGTCGCTGGCGTCCCTCTGATAGATCAAAAGGCTCACGCATATCAGGAAAGAACGAATTACACCGCCGACTGCAGGTAGATGAATACACAGAAGATCCTAGACTAGTGTTCTTTTCTACTTGTACAAACGTAATAGCACAGCTACCGTCTATACCTTTGGACAAAAGAAATCCAGAAGATGTAGATACAAATGCAGAAGACCACTTGTATGATGCGTTACGTTATGGTATAATGACAAGACCACGTAGTTCTCTATGGGATTACAATCCAGCTAAAGATCAACGCTCTGGATTTCAAGCTTCAGACTCAACATTCGGGTATTAAAATATGGCAGACATAGAAGACGTAAACTTCGATACAGATGAAGTAGTAGCTGCAGAAGACGGTAGCGATAAACTATTTGAATCCGTTAACAGTGTAGTTAGCTTCGTTAAGGATCGCTTCGGACGTGCAGAGGATGCTCGACTTGTAGATGAAGAGCGTTGGCTACGTGCATACCGTAACTACCGTGGCTTGTATAGCTCAGACGTACAGTTCACAGACACAGAGAAATCACGTGTATTCGTTAAGGTAACTAAGACTAAAACACTTGCAGCCTACGGTCAGATCGTAGACGTACTGTTCGGTAACAACAAGTTCCCTCTTGCAGTAGATCCTACCGTACTACCAGACGGTGTAGCAGATGCGGTACACATTAACGTAGATCCTAACGCAGATAAGGCTGGTCAAGAGGGGAGGGCTGTCACAGAGAACGTAGCGGCCCCTACAGCGCTGTTAGGCGATGACGGTAAGCTACTACCCGGTGAAACGATCATTGATCTACAGGAGCGCTTAGCGGGTCTCAAGACTAAGTTGTCCCCTGTCAGCGATAAGATCATCGAAGGTGATGGTACTACTCCAACTACTGTGTCCTTCCACCCTGCGATGGTAGCAGCTAAGAAGATGGAAAAGAAGATCCACGATCAGCTTAATGAGAGTGGTGCATCTAAGCACCTACGCTCTATGGCTTTCGAGATGGCTCTACTTGGTACAGGCGTAATGAAAGGCCCATTCGCTGTAGATAAAGAGTACCCTAGCTGGAGTGAAGAGGGTGAGTACTCGCCTCTAGTTAAGACTGTACCTGAGTGTAACCACGTATCAGTGTGGAACTTCTACCCAGACCCAGAGTCTACATCAATGGATGACGCTGAGTATGTAGTAGAACGTCATAAGATGTCACGTAATCAACTGCGTTCCCTCAAGGGGCGTCCTTACTTCCGTGATGAGTCTATCGAAAACGCCATTGCTCAAAGCCCAGACTACGTGCGTAAGCACTGGGAAATGAAGATGGAAGACGATGACATCTCTGCTCAGTCTGAGCGCTGGGAGGTTATGGAGTTCTGGGGCTACGTTGACGTTGACATTCTTGAAGAGAACGGCGTAAAGCTCCCTAAAGAGCTACGTGATCTAAACGAAGTAAGCTGTAATATCTGGGTATGTAACGGTGAAGTACTACGTATGGTTCTTAACCCCTTCAAGCCTGCACGTATTCCTTACTACTCCACTCCTTACGAGCACAACCCGTACAGCTTCTTTGGTGTAGGTATCGCTGAGAATATGGACGATACACAGACATTAATGAATGGCTTTATGCGTATGGCTATTGACAATGCTGCACTTTCTGGTAACCTTATTATGGAAGTCGATGAGACTAACCTTGTACCAGGACAAGACATGAGTGTGTACCCTGGCAAGATCTTTAGACGCCAAGGAGGTGCTCCAGGTCAGGCTATATTCGGGACTAAGTTCCCTAACGTAGCACAGGAGAACATGCAACTCTTTGACAAGGCTCGTGTTCTTGCTGATGAGAGTACTGGCTTCCCTAGCTTCGCACACGGTCAGACGGGTGTTAGTGGCGTAGGTCGTACAGCTTCTGGTATCTCTATGCTTATGTCTGCAGCTAACGGTAGTATCCGTAGTGTAGTTAAGAACGTAGATGACTATCTGCTAGGCCCACTAGGCAAAGCTTTCTTCTCTTTTAACATGCAGTTTGACTACGATGAAACTATCAAGGGTGACTTGGAAGTTAAAGCGTCAGGTACTGAAAGCTTGATGTCTAACGAGGTACGCTCTCAACGTCTGATGCAGTTCTTGCAGGTAGCGTCTAATCCTAACCTTGCACCCTTCGCTAAGATGGATTACGTCATCCGTGAGATCGCTAAGTCTATGGACCTTGACCCAGACAAAGTAACTAACTCTATGCAAGATGCAGCTATCCAAGCTGAGCTATTCAAGAAGTTCCAAGAGCAGAACCCACAGCCCCCACAACCAGGCCCAGCGCCGGGTCCAGAAGGTCAAGCACCAGCGGGAGCTAACGTACAAGACACTACAGGTTCAGGTGGAGCGCAGATGGGTACAGGCACAGCGCCACAACCCGGTGAGCAAGGATTTAGTGGGAATGTAGCCTAATGAGTGGTATCACTAGACTTTTAGCTAAAGAGCTTAGCTCTGCGCTGGGCATTACGGATAACCCTAAGTTCAATCCTATGTTCAAGCAGACTGATGAGGTTATGACTGACGTAGCTGATCCTAGTGATCCTACTGTAGCTAGATTCTATAGTCCTCTTGAGAGTGCTCTTGATGAAGCGCCCATTGGTAAAGAAGGTACACGTGGTGAGAACGTAGAAGCGTTTGTACGTAAACGTGCCCCTAAGGTAAGTAAAGCTGAGATGGAGTTCCGTGGCTTAAAATTAGAGCCTGGTGAGTTATACACTGCTGAGAGCGCTAAGGAAAGCCTTGGTGCATTAGAAGTGAAGGCCATTAAACAAATCCCAACACGGTATCGTACTGGTCCTGCTAGCCAAAGGCAGACTCTTTTAGTTGATGAAGAGTTAGACTACACTGAGCTAGGTTTAGATGCATCTGAAGACCTAGGGTACACTACACATTTTGGTAGTTCTAATTTAGCTCTTACTCGTTATAGTGTAAGAAAACCAGAAGCTCCTGAAGAAATGGGGAACTCTCTCTTCAGTAGTGATG